CCATTACATAAAGATAACTTTCTAACGACATAGCACCTATAATTTTAACACCACTAAATTCCCATTTAGCCCACGCTGTTTGTACCTTCTCACCTCTATCAAAAAAGTATTTATATAAAAACATTGTGTCTGCATGAGTAGGTGACACAGGTGTTCCTGAAGTATATGGTGCAGTTTGTGAATCTGCTGTATCAGAAGCTAAAGCAATTAACGTATCTTCTGTTGTATTACTTACAAGTTGATAACAATTAGTTGGTATTAAACTTTGTACTGATACTGTAATGTCTAAACCATCATTTGTTAATGTATCATCATCAGCAAAATATTCTCTTATAGCAGTGTTGTTATTTCTTGCTTGTGCAAAATATGCAAACTTACCTGCTGACACTGGTTGTACTGCATCATCATGTTCAAATGCAGATACTTCATTAAGTATAGCTGTAGTAGGTGATATAGTATCTCCTGCACTATCTAATTTATATTGTGCTGTATCAGAAAATAAAAGTAAAGACTCATTAAATCCTACAGAGTTTTTAAGTGTATTAACTTGTGTACCTGAAGCCGCAATATCAATAGGGTCAGTATCTAAAACTTGTGTTGTAGTGGTTTGAAAGTAATTAAAGAAACTAGCATTTTCTGTTAATACTAAATTCTCACCAGACATAATACCTAGTCTGTTTTTATAAAATGTTAAACCATTAATTTTTTTACCTACAAAACTAGGGTTAGCATTTGTGTCACTATCTCCACATGTTCTATCTGTCCAATCTAATTGTTTAAATGTAAATGTACCGTCATTATTATTAATTAATGCGTGTGGCATTGTAGAATTATCTAAACCTACAGAAGTTGCAGGTGCAATAGTTTCATTCCATACACCATTACCTTGAAATGCAACATAGTAATCAGACAAAGTATCACCTTCATCTCCTGTTACTTTTAGTATAACTCCAAGTTTACCATAGTAAGGTAAATCACTAAAATCTTGTATCTTATCTCTTATAGCATACATGGCTGTGTTACCTGAACCATCTGCTGTAGTTACAGTATAGTTTGCATTTTGGTCAGTAGGTTTTCCGTATATAACTGAGTCGTGACTTTCAAAACTAAAATGTGAAGTAAAGCCAGAGTAATTAGCTAAACCTTGTGTTGTAGATTGTGTTGCATTATTATCTGTTCTTACTACTTTAAATCCTATACCATTTGCATTACTGTCCCAATGTGTGCTTGATGTACCATTTAATAATATATCTTTAATTTTGTTTGTATCTCTAAATTTACTATCAGTAGAAGCATCATTACCAGTAGGTAATTGAAATTGTACTTCTAACTCTTGTGCCATGTTAGGGTGTTTTAATGCTACTTTATATTCTCTACCATAGTTTGTTAATTTAACATTTATTAAAAACTCTTCTACTTTAGCCGCAGTGTTTGTAGAGTCAGCCGCAACTGTTGTTGCTGTGTTTGCAATAAATGTAAAATCAGCTACGTTTACTAATTTAAAATTAGCTTTTGGATTTGTAGATGTTAAATAACTTGAACCACTTTGAACTGTAACTGTTTTAGCGTTTCCTTGTAAATCCCAAACTTTAACACCACCGTTGTATAATGCTACAATGTATTGATTAGATTCATCTCTTTGTATTTGCCAAAATTTTGTAGTGTTAGGATATAAATTTGTAGAATCTAAAGTTGCTACATAATCTAATGATGGTCTTTTAGATAGACCTTCTACTATATTATTTTGAAAATTTACTTGGTCTGCACCTTGATTGATTCCTCTTTGAGTAGGAGTCTGCTGAGACATACCATTTAGGAAATTAGGTATAGACTGAGATACCACGCCACCCATTAGTAAGTCCTTCTAGTTGTTCTGTTAATTATTGAAAATGTATTAGCATCACCATTCAACATGTTTATATCTGCTTCTTGTGAATCAGCTTGATGAAAAGCAACTAATGCTTCATTTTCATCTTGACCTATTAATGCTGTAATTTCTTTATCACCTATAAATCTTGAAGCAAATCTTCTAGCCGCTTTTGTTGTAATATATCGTCTTGCATATTCTGGGAGATGTTCAAATTGTTGAACTAAGACTAAGTCAACTGAGGCAGGTGCACTTGTAAATACATCTGTATGTTTTTCCATATCATATAGAAAACCATTTCTGATTGTATAATTGTAATTTCTGTACGCTTGATTAGCGTCTGCTTTCACACAGTTAGCAGGTAGAGGAACTTTGTTGTCACTATCTAATGCTAGTGTTGTGTGATTAATATGTGTGTTAAAATTCCAACCTATTGATTGGACAGACATTGATGTCTCGTCTAGGATATTTTTAGCGACTGATACATCAACAGTTGTTGTACCTGTAATTGAGTTTACTGGAGCTTCGCCAATAACACTCAACATAGTATTAACTGATTGTAATTCTGTAGTTGGTGTAATTTGTGTTGTCATTTTATCCTTTTAATTAATGTAGAAAAAGGGGGATTTGACTCCCCCTAATTCAAGTAAAAATAAAGAAACTATTACGCTTCTAATATTCCTACAGCCGATTCTGGTCTTAATACACCATGACCCATAGCATATTTAGCAACCATTAACGTACCTTGTCTTCTGATGTCGTACTCTTTTTCAACACCTAAGTCCATAAGTTTAACTGTACCTACAGCACTTGGGTGAGAAACTAAAGCAACAAAGTTAGTCAAGTTAACAGCTTGTGGGAATGAACCCCCATTAGTTGCTGAACCTTTTTCAGTTGTTGCTGTGACATTTCCAGTTACAAAGTGAGGAACTGGTACTAATTCAATTCCTGCAATTTTCATAACTTTTCCTGAAGCAACACCACCATTACCACCGCCTGTGAAGTCAACATTGACTGCATTTGTAGCGTTAGCTAATTTGTAGTATTCTTCAAGTCTCATAAAGCATTTTCTGCCTTCTGATGGAACATAATTTGCATCAAGCTCTTTAGCCGCCGCAAAGATAGCATCTATCATTGCATTAGCCGCAGTTGCGTCTGTAGCAGATGCAATGCCTGTGTTAGTTATGTTACTTGTAGCATCTCCATTAGTTACGTTTGCACTAGCTAGAGTTGCTTGACCAATAGTTTGTAAGATATGCTTATCTTTTTGAAAAGCTAATGCTCTACCCATTTCTTGTGAGTATGCACTTCTTACGTCCCAATGGTTTTTTGCTTCTTCTATATTCGCTACGAATACTGAAGATATTAGAAGGTCATTAATTGTAATAACCTTTTCTGCTGAGTTAACTGCGTCACCTAATATTTCAGCTCCAACTGCGTGATACGCCGCACCGATTCTTCCCAAAACTGGGAAAGATGCAGACTTGCCATTACTGATACTTCTTACCATATCAGCACCTTCTGTTTTTGAAGCTCTGTCAAATGAAGTAATTACTTCACCTGCAAATACTTTTAGAAACAGGGCATCATCACGAGTAGAACCACTATTAGCATTTCCGAATTTAACTGGACTTGCGTTTGACATGTGATTGTCTCCTTTTTTTGATGTTAGTTTATAAAAGCCTCTTCAATTCAGTTATTTAGTCAAGATTGTCTACCGCAGTAGGTCAAGTTATTTGGCTAAATTGTATTGGCAGTTGCCACGCATAAGCGTTGCACAACTATATTAACAATCCCACTTACGTAAAGCTAATGCTTTTCTAGTAGGTTTGCCGTTCTTAGACATAGCTCCTTTTACACCACCCATACGAGCACAAAACGATTTACGTCTTCCACTTGTTTTACTTTTGGTAGGTGCTTTTAAGTTATGTCCTTTGCTCTTAAAGTGAGCTCTCCCTGCGGCGTTTAAACCACCTGAAGGACTTTGGTATCTTTTAGCAACCATGACTACCTTTTCTTAGCTGTCTTTGCCGCTCTTGTAAATTGTTTAGCAGTAGGTCTACCTTTAGCTCCTGCTTTTCGCATTTTTTCACCTGAACCTGCTTTAATTCTAGCACGTTTTTTATGAATGTTTGCGTACAGTCCGTTCTTTGCCATATTATTTTTTCTTTTTACTACTCATTATTTTTGATTTTAAAGCGGCAGGTAATCTTTTCTGTCCACCTTTTAACGCTTTACTTGGTCTTCCTTTTTTAGAACCGTAAGTTCCTTTTCCCATTGGCATATTTATTTTTCCTTTTTAGTTTTATCTACTAGGGGTACTTTTGATTTTTCAATAATGTCATCTATTTGTTTAAGACAACATTTTGCATGAGTTCGTTTATCAAATCTATCTTTCAATATATCCATAAATTTATCATGGTCAGCAACACCCACAGGGTTTTGTAAAAATGTATCTATTGTTGCAGTATGTTCAGCTTCATCAGCTTCATACCTTTTCTTTAACGCATGTAACCAAGCAATCATATTATAACTCCGAGTTAGATATTTTGTTTTTAACCATTGCTTGATAAGCAGGGTCTTTAGCATACCTAGAATCAGACATAGCGGCTGTAACTTCAGCCCAAGATTTATAACCTTGTTCTGTAGTAGGCGTAGCTTTGCCTTGTGTTAGATTAGGTTCTGAACCATTAGCTGATTCATACTTAGCTTTCAGACCATCAACTGCTAACTTAACAGTGTCCATATCTTTACTATTAACGGCTGTGTTATAGGCTTTCTTTTCACCTTCCGACATATTACCTGCCGCCCACGTTGCCATTTCAGTATAAGCCTCATCACCACCTACCATACTTTTTACAGTATTAGTTTGTTGCTCACCTATTGCTTTTTGACCTTCAATAAATTGGTCTACATATTCTTTTGGAATACCTGATTTTTCTAATGCTTGATATGATTCATCATTTAATTTACCATTTTCTGCATATTCATCAGCTAGACTATTCATGTCAAGTCCTGCGTTTTCAACAACATTTTCAGCTATGTCTAATTCACCTTTTTGTGTTTCTTGAACAGGTGTTTCTTCTTTAACTGGTTGTTCTGTATTAGTACCTAGCTTGGCTTCTAATTCCGCATAAGACTTTGCTAAGTCTTCAACTGAATTAAATTTTTCTGGTAAACCTTCTGGTTTGCTAAGTGTACTATTTTCTTCTACTGGCTTTTCGCTAGTAGTTTCGTCACGTTTTATTTCTACTGTTTCTACCATTTTTTATTTCCTTTATTGTGGTTGTGGTTTAGACAAATTACCTGCAACTGGTGCTACAGCTTTTTCAGCCATTTGCATCATTTGCTCATTTTGCATTTGCTCTTCTTGAGCCGCTTGTTCTTGAGCTAGTTGTTCTTGAGATTTTATTAAACCATCTGTATCAATACCTAAACCAGTAGCAATACGTTTAATTAAATCTTCAGGGTTTAACGATTGAACAACCGCAGGATTTATTTGAGCTAAGTTTCCTATCTCAGCTACAAATTCTCTTAATTTTTGTAAATCATTTCCTCTACCTAATGCTTCAATACCTGTGATAATAGTAGGTTGAACTGCACCTTTTGGTAAAGAAGGTATTTCATTTGCTTGTTCCATTCTTTTCATAAGAATAGAAACTAAAGGTAATTGAAATTCTTGTGATAATAAAGAATATATACCACCCATAGCTGTTTCTAATTGTTCAGCCATGTATCTAATTTCTTGTGCTGTAACTCTTTCAGCTTGTCTTTGTATAGCTGTGTGTAATAAGAAAGCAAATGATAATCTTTCTTCTAATTTTTGTATCATTCTTTCTACAACTTGTAAGTCAAATTGTTTGTTGGCTTGTAATACTGATACGTCTTCTGCACTTCCAGTAATAATGTCACCATTTCTACTTAGTGATAAATCTTTTTTTCTAGTCACTGCATTAGGTCTTACTAAAAATACTACTTTACTTGAAGCCGCCGCAGATTCTACTAATGATTGAGACAAACCTTCTAATGATTTTAAATCTCCTAAAAATTCTTCTACATATCCTCTACCATAATCTTCATTATCAACTCTAATCATTCTTAGAGCTTGGTAAGGCATACGTTCTTTAGTAAATGTACCAATGCTTGATGGTATTTTTACACCGTTAGCTTCTTGACAAACATAAAATTTAGAATCATCTAATTTATATACATGAGTATATAATTCAATCTCACTATCTTTTTTGTAATCAGGGTCAGAAACTATTTCTGAAGCTACTGCTTTATCTAAAGCCATAATGCTCATTTTTTCTTGAACAATTATTTCACATACATTGCCTGAACTATCTCTTTGAACTACGTATTGTGATAATGGAAACACTCTCATGCTTCCTTTTTTTGGTAAATAAGTTAATACATTACCTGCAACAACTAAATGTTTAAGAGCTTCAAATACAGATACTCTTAATGCTAGTTGTTCTATTTTATTAGTTACTTCTCTTTCAATCGTAGCTAAAGATTTTTCAACTTCTGTTTTTAATTCTACTCTTTCAGCTAAATCTTCTTTTGCTTTTCCTGCTATAGATAATCTAAAGAAGGGAGAGTTTGGGGGAAGTAATAATAGTAAAAGTTTAGAAGCTAAATTGTTGACTCCCCTAGCTCCTACTGATTGGAAGGGGGTATATAAATCTGATGATGTTGTAAAACCATCAGGTTGTATTAGAGACGGAATAGTAATTTCAGCACACTCTTCAGCTCTATCTAAAAAATGTTCTCTGTTCTCTTGTAATTTAAAGTAACGCTCTTTTGCTGTGTGTTGTGTAAAATTGTTATCCATGTATTCCATTTATTAAGAAATGTTTAAGCCTGAACCAGTTGCAACATTTACTCCTGAAGTAGTCTGAAGTGAACTTGTCCCTGATTTTTTAACTTTCTTTTTCTTTTTTGCAATATCTTGCTCGTCTGCTGTTATCAACTGAGGTGATAATTCTTCACCGATTGACTGTGATGTATTCACAGGCATTGGTGGAGCAGGTTGTGGAGCAGGTATTTTTGGTCTGCTAGTGCACATATTTATTTCTCCGTTCTCTCTTTTAAAGTGTTAATAAATTTTACAACGTCACGCTGACCTGCTTTAAAGTAGATAGTTTTATTATCATCTTTTAAATCAGGAGATTTTTCAGGATAAACTTCATTAAGTAGTTTAACTAAATCATCTACGTTATTTGGTAATGTTAAATCGTCCATTGT